ACTAACTCTTGAACACTATGATATGAAAATCATCATTCAGAAAGAATATGATGACGTGAATATTGATGAACTCAAGGAGATGCTCAGGTCGTTGTGCGTTGCCGCTGGATATTCTGAGGAATTAATCAAAAAGATGTTTGGAGAAAATGTCAAGTAAATTGAACAAAAAACTGGACAAATTGAATATTTAAATAATACTTAACAACTGAAAAGTACCATTAAACGTACATCAGAACGTACAATATCATGACAGACCAAGACAGACTATTTATACAAACCACCATCAATGAAGTGTTTGATAGATACCAAGAGAACAGAACACTCAGGATGAACCCATCTGACAACGTCAAACTCAAAGAGATATATTTCAGGGAGTACGGGCGCAATCTAACAGGATGCAGTGTCTGTGTAGTAGAGGCAATACAGAACCTAATCAACAAAGCAAATGAACAGGACAATCATATTAAATAAAATCATTGAGACCTACGGATTTGAAAAGTACCTTGAAATAGGTGTATGTAATCCAGCAACCAACTTCAACAAAATCCACTGCCCAATCAAGCACGGAGTAGACAACGGTCTTGAGTACAGAAAGAATCCTGTGAAGTACCCAATGACATCAGATGAGTTTTTCACTCGTTTAAATCATGGCGACCTTGACATTGCCAAAAATTACAAGTGGGATGTGATATTCATTGACGGGCTACACACAGCGGAGCAGGTGGAGAGAGATGTCAAAAACGCAATCAAACACATCAAGAGAAAGGGATTCATAGTGTTGCACGATTGCAACCCTCCAACCTTTGAACACCAAACAGAGGCCAACAACGGGGGAGCATGGAACGGTACAGTCTGGAAGGCATGGCTCAAATTCAGGGAGCAATACAAAAGTTGCACAATTGACTGTGACTGGGGTGTAGGTATAATGACCACCAAGTTAGAACAGACAGATATCAAAATCACAGATGACTACAACGCATTTGATAAGGACAGAAAGTCACTTCTCAATCTGATAGAGCCATCTCAATTTGAGCATTGGATTGAAAAAGCATACTAAAATATATTTAGAGGAGATGAACTACCATCCTACTGACTGGATAGCCTGTGAGATGTGCGGCAACACAGCCGTTGATATTCATCACATAGAGGCAAGAGGTATGGGTGGAGGAAACAAGGACACCATTGACAACTTGATGGGATTGTGTAGGTCATGTCACATCGAATATGGGGACAAGAAACAACACAAGGAAATGCTCAAGGTAGTCCATAAGGTAAAGATGACAGAGAGGCAATAAAACAAAGTAAGAACAAAGTAATGAAAGAGATAAAAGGGCGAAACGGAGGAACTCTCAAAGTTCCAGAGAAAGGGGAAACTGCAAACCCTAACGGCAGACCCAAAAAGTTCACGACCTTGATGAAGGAGGAGGGCTACAAATTGTCTGAGGTCAATGATAGTATTCAGGCTATTATGGCAATGGATGAGAAGCAAATCAAGGAAGTAGTCAAGAACGATGAGGCGACCATGTTAGAGAAGACAGTTGCAAGGGCTATCATTAAATCGTATGAGAAAGGGTCACTCTATTCAATGGACACTCTCCTCTCTCGTGTATTCGGAAAGCCTAAGGAGACGGTGGATGCCACTGTTGAGGCTAAGGTTGTAAACGTCACTTTAAAACTTGATTGATAAAGAACTAAAATATCAAGCCGTTCAAATTGCTCACGAACGTGTAGCGGCAAATCGTGAGTTCTACCATGATACATTCCGCCAGAGAGGTGATGCTTTTAAAACAGAATTTAAGGGTATTCTGGCTGAGATGTTAGCACAGGCTGCACTTGAAGAGAAAGGGCTTGAATATCAAGCAGCGGAGTTCATACAGCAACAGGTAACAAATAAACCTGATTTAATAGTAGGCGGTCTGAGAATAGATGTCAAGGGTTGCATAGGGTCTCCAAAGGTTAACAAGCAAACAGCAGACAAGACAGACATTGATGTGTATTTGTTCTATATGTTTGACGAAGACTTTACCACATACTACACAATCAAAGCAACACCAGAGGAAATCAAAAACTGGGAGTTAATAACAGTAAACCAAAATAATCAATTTTATACAATGCAAGAAAAAATCTATTTAGGCAATGCATGGGAGGATGAGTACGGATTGAACGTATCTGTCAACCTTGAGAAATTCCTTCAGGCAGTGAAGGACGGTAAAATGACCCAAAACAAGTACGGAGACGTGGGAATCAGGGTGGGCAAATTAAGGTCACCAAATGAGAAGAGCAAGGCGACTCACTATGTCGCAGTGGCAACGCCACCACCACCAAAAGACAATCCATTTTAATGAGGGTTCTTTGTTTGTTTGACGGAGTTACTGGAGTTTCCTTTCATAGATTGGGGACTCCTTATTCTCGGCTACAGATAGACTATGGAATCACTGTGGATGTCTCAATTAATCAGGATGACTGGGTCAATCTGGATTATTCAAAATATGATGTTCTGGTTATCAACAGATGGTTTGGTAAATATCAGTATAATATACTCCCAATAATAGAGAAAGCAAATATTCCTTTTGTCGTTGATATAGATGACTATTGGGTATTGCCTAAGTATAATCCATCCTATCCTTACTATCGGGCATACATCAAGAACGGCATCAAGGACGCTCTGTCTTTTGCTGATGCTGTAACCTGCACAACCCCACAACTCAAAGAGAAGTGTGAAGAGTTCAATGAGAACGTGACTATCTTACCCAATGCTTTAGACCTGAGTCAGCCTCAATGGAATAAGAAAACAGACCACAAGCCTACATTCGGCTGGGTTGGTGGTGTATCTCACACTTATGACATCCAACTAATGAGGGACTATATTAAGCCAATATGCGAGGAGCAGGGATACAGATTCCTTATGGGAGGGCATCACGAGAATCAGGCGAAATGGTATGAAATGGAGAAGTATATCACAGGGGTAGACAGGTCAAAGCGTCCTCATTGGTTTGATAAGAGGGAGGGAACAAGGGCGGACAAATACGGTGAGTTCTATTCAGAGATAGACATTGCTCTTGCTCCATTGACAGGGGATAAGTTCAACAGGTACAAATCAGAACTCAAAATCTTAGAAGCGGCTGCTTACAGGTTGCCTATCTTTGTGAGTGAGGTTGAGCCATACACTAACCACAAGGGAAACATGGGCGTGTTCTTTGTGAAACAGAATGACTGGTCAGAGGTGACTAAACTGATTGAATCAGGAAGGATGCAGGAAGTAGGTCAGGCAAACTATGACTATTGTAATGAACACCACAATCTCAAAGAGATAAATAAGAAGAGGCTGGATGTAATTAATTCTGTACTGAGGAAATAGCGAGGAACTTACAAATATGGAAATCAAATACCAGAGACCACAGTTGACAACCTATCAGAAGGCTATTCTGGACAGCCCTTGCCGCTATACAATAACGGCTGCATCGACTAAAACAGGTAAGACAGCGAGTCATATCATCTGGTTATTTGAGCAGAGTCTAAGCCTTAAGGAGAATCAATCGGTGTGGTGGGTTGCTCCTGTATATCAACAGGCAGAGATAGCATTCAGGAGGATGAAGGCACAGGTGACTGAGAAGAACTTCTTTGTATCTAATGAGAGTAAGTTGACACTCATCACACCTGTAGGCTCACGGATTGAGTTTAAGTCAGCGGAGAAGCCTGACAATCTATTTGGAGATGATGTGTATTCTGCGGTCTTTGACGAGGCATCACGAGCCAGAGAAGACGCTTGGTTTGCTCTACGTTCAACCCTAACAGCAACACAGGGGAAATGCAAACTCATCGGTAACGTCAAGGGGAAAAAGAACTGGTTTTATAAATTAGGGGAACGGGCGAAGGCAGGAGACCCCAACATGGAGTATTTTAAGATTACAGCATACGATGCAGCGGATGAGGGCATTTTGAAACGTGAGGAGATTGAACAAGCCAAGAGAGACCTGCCTGACTATGTATTTCGTGAGTTATATCTGGCTGAACCTGCTGACGACAACAGCAACCCATTCGGGATAGACAACATCAATAAATGTATCGGTGAAGGCTCAGGTGCCCCTGTGTGCTATGGGATAGACCTTGCTAAATACACCGACTGGACGGTCATCATAGGGCTGAATGAATCTGGAGAGGTGGTTCACTTTGACAGATTTCAAATGGACTGGAGTCAGACACTTCAGAAGATTACCAGCACAATCGGCAACACACCTGCATATGTGGACAGTACAGGAGTGGGTGACCCTATTGTCGAACAATTACAAAAGCAACACCCAAGAATCAAAGGCTTCAAGTTCACGAGCCAATCAAAGCAGCAACTCATGGAGGGGTTAGTGGTGGCTGTTCAGAGTCAGTCAGTGAGATTCCCTGAGGGAGTCCTTGCCGATGAGATGAGGAACTTTGAATTTGAGTACACCAGAACGGGTGTGCGATACACTGCCCCTGTCGGATTGCATGATGACTGTGTGATGTCATTGGCTCTGGCTTGGGATTGCAAACAACATAACAAACAAGGAGTATTTTTCTATGCTTAAATGGTCAGACGTTACAATCGAGATGTTGCAAGAGATAGCAGCATTCAAAACAGAGAACCCAATCGAGCGCACTGCTCATGATATTTCTGTCATTACAAAGACACCACTGTCAGAGGTGGAGACATGGACACTGGACAAACTGAACTCAGTCGATGTCAAGTTCTTGAATAAGTTATCCAACACAAAACTCAAGTTCAAATTTCAACATAAGGGCAGACGGTTCAAACTAATCAAGAACGCCAAGCAAATGAAGGCTCACCACTTCATAGAATTGCAGGAGGTAGTCAAGGGGGACATCGTGGAAAATCTACATACTATCATAGCCCTACTGAGCAACAGGGTGAACTGGAGAGGGAAGCCGATTGAGGATGACTATGACTGGAAGGTTGAGAACTTTAAGGACTTGCCCTGCCCTCAGTTCTATTCCTATGCGGTTTTTTTTTCTCTTCTCTATCCGAAGTTATTGACCGCTACCCTGTCCTATTTGAGGGAGAAGGGTCAGGAAATAAGTCAGGAACTTTCGGATGGCTTAGCCTCGTCGACAGACTCGCAGGGGGAAGACGACAAGAGTGGGACAGCATCTTGAATATGCCTATCGTTGAGTTCTTTAATACCCTATCATTTCACGTTACCATCCAGAAGGAACGGAACAAACGGCTGGAGAAAGCGAATACCTTTGAGGCTTATGTCTGCGCTTGTTTAAATGAATTATTGTAGTAACTTTGTAACACAGTCGTTAAACCTTCGAGAATCTAAAACAAGCCCCCACTGACTGCGGGGGTTTTTTCATTTGGGACACTTTGGCTATCTTGCTATCTATAAATAGATGGCACTCACTACCAGTCACCAAGTCAGCGGAACTCATCAACCAGCCTACAATGATAACCTGTGGGTTGTTCAGGAGTCCAGCACTGGCATCACTTCAAACTATAATTTCAAATTTATCTGCGATGTCAAGAACACATCCGATGATTTGCTCACCAGAATAAAGGTACCGTTACACTACGGTTCAAACAATAGAGGCGTTTTCAATATCGCACGAGTTCTGGAGTCATACGTCACTCATGACTGGGACTTCACAGATACAGCCTCACAATCCTGCGCAAATTCTTTCTTTGACTATAAACTATCCTTTGGCTATGAGTACAGCACAGGGACAACTTCTGCAATAGTTCAAACGACAGGGGTGACTGATGTCACTGGAAACACTGTGTGGAACGCTGCCCTATCACCGAGAGATTTCTTGAATTATGATGAGGGGAACTATCTGATGGCATCAGGAAGTACAGCGGGATTCTTAACAAACAATGTTAACAAACGCATACACCGTAATCAAAAGGAGTGGGTCTACGCTCTACACGATGGCAATCTCGACCATTTACTTGTCACTTTTTCTGACAGTAGTAGTGTCAGCATCTCTGTGGCAGCCGATGATGTTGCTCGTGTTCCGATTGGTTCAAATATATCAGGCGGTATCCCGACGGGTGCGACCTCTTACACTATACGCCCCGAAGATTCTGGAAATAATCTCGTGGGTCAGACCTACACGATAACGATTGATGAGCGGTGTTCAAAATACGATGCAGTTGATGTGTTCTTTCTGAATCGCTTGGGAGCAGTTGAGTCGTTCAGATTTAACAAGGTGAGGAGGGACAACTTCAGCATTGACAGAAGGACATTCAAACAAAACCCGTATTCATTAGATGGGTCGTCCTATGCTTATACAAGTCAAGACTTCAACACGTCACAATACTACACAGAGAGCAATCAGAGAATCACATTGAACAGTGACCTAATCACAGAGGCAGAATCTGTATGGCTCAGAGAGTTGGTGATGTCTCCGAGAATATGGTTGTATGATGGGGAACTGTACCCCGTGAATATCACGAATGCTGACTATGAGCAGAGGTATCATATCAATGATAAGGCGTTTAATTTAACGATTGAGGCAGAGTTGAGTTTCCCAGATAAGGCTCAAAGACTATGATAGAAATTCTAATCAACGGAGAGAAGGTTGAGCTATCCCCTGACTTTGATATTGCCATAACAAGGTCTAT